TGCTACACTTCCACCACCTAGAAATGGTTCTCTATACTCAGTATAATCCCTAAGGTTAGGAAAGTATTGACCCATCTTAGTGACTGCTCTAGACTTGCCACCTGGATACCTTAGAGGAGTCTTTAATCCTTTCTTCATTTAAACTTGCACTCCACCATTATTTCTGTTAAACATGCCAACATGTTTATCTCTTGGTCTGCAACAAAAGCAATTTGATATTGATACTTAGCTATGATGAGAACAGCAGCAGGAATGGTACTAGGGACAAGGGATGAATAAAGATTATCATAAATGCGACGTAACAATACACTAGTATCATTGTCTAAATTATCAACTACCCACTTACGTACTTCAGTAAAGTTTTTATCTTTTAAATTTTGTATGAGATCATTGACTGCAACATCACTAAATGTAGCAAGAATACCACTATCTATTTTACCACCAACAGAATATCTTTGACACTCATTCAACACTCTTCTCCAATCAGGAAAGTGTTTATTAATAAGTTGTGCTAAAACTTTCTTATCAGTTTCTACTCTTTCTCTTTGCAATATTGTGTTAAGACGCTTGAAAAAGCATGTTGCGATTTCTTGCTTTTGTTTTCCTCTGATCCCAAACTCAATGACTGCACATCTGCTGTGGAGTGGTTCAATGATTTTGTTCTTGTAATTGCAGGTAAAAATGAATCTGCAGTTGTTGGAGAACTCCTCAATACTCGCTCTAAGAAGGAGTTGTACGTCGGGAGTGGTATTGTCTGCTTCATCAATGATGATGACTTTATGCTTTGACTCGCTGCTAAGAGAGACTGTAGATGCGAAGTTCTTGGCGTTATTCCTAACAGTGTCAAGAAACCTGCCTTCATCTGACCCATTAATGACATAAACATCTACTCCTAATTGATTACATAATGCCTTTGCTACTGTAGTCTTGCCACATCCAGCAGGACCAGCAAGAAGAAGGTTTGGCACTTCACCTTTATCTAGGAAGTCTAGAAAAGTCTTCTTAATATTTTCTGGTAGAATACATTCTTCAATTGTTTTGGGTCTGTATTTTTCAACCCACAAAAATTCATCATTCATAATTTAGATCCAATCTGGTTTTCTGGATGAGTCACGCAAATAATTAGATGCAGCCCAAGGTTTAGATGCAATATATCTTTTATAGGCTGTAAAGATATCAATGGTCTTGTCATATTTGAATTGATCAGGACCTGCAAAGGTAAATGATTTTGGTGTGGTTGGTTTTCTAAGAGGGATAATACTTGCTGCTTCTTCTATGGCACTCTGACAACTATGAACCTTACCATACCTGTGAGTATACTCTTGACATAATCCCAAACCATGAGCAATTAACCACCATGTATTAGTAAGTGATTCATTTGCCCATATTGTGCAAGGATGATTACGAAATGCACCCCTGTCTGTTCTGTATGGTTCACCATTGATACGATGTATCTCACCATAACCATGACCCCACTTATCAGAACACACAATAGAAAGCATTTGACAGGTCTCTAGTGGCATCTTGACAATGTGCTTGTCAGGCAACACCTGAGCAGACACATAGGGTGATGGATCAGTAACAAAAATATTCATTCAGATGATCTCCACTCTTTTCTCATATTAACATAAGTATCACTCTTTGCCACTATATTTCTCATCTTCTTAAAGATACCTGCAGATTGTGCATACTTACTAGTAGCATGGTCTGGTTCTTGTGGTCTTACATTTCCCTCACTATCATACTTCTTACCTGAATTATGATTTGCATATCTCCTTGCTCTAGTAAATCCCATCTCAAGAAATTTACGACACATATCCATGCCTATAAAATCTTGTTCACTTCTATATTCCTCATACATCTTATAAATTTTATCACTAGAAACTACTGCTTCATCAGGAGTTTTGAATCTCCAATGAGCGCAAATATCGTTAGTATAAGGGCGTACCAATAGAACTCCTTGTTCTCCCCTTCCAATACGATAAAGTTTACGAGTTTCCTTGTCTGTAAAATCAAGAGCTTTGTAATCAAGGTCATAATCAAATTCTTTCATAGAGAACGAATAATTTCTTGGGATTCAATTTCAGTGGCACTTAACCACTCCTTCAAGTATTCTACACCCTTTTCAGGAGTTGTGTTAGATCCACATGTAAAAATGTCACACACAGCTGTGCCTTTTTCAGGCCATGTATGAATTGACATATGTGAATCAGAAAGCAGAGCTATTGATGTTACTCCTTGAGGACTAAAGCAATGTGTAGAAACATCCATGACTTTAGATCCACTCAATCTTGAAGCTTTAATCAATCCAGTTCTGATATGATGATTGCTATTAAGCAACTTAGAATCACAACCCCTAAGAGTAAAAAGTATGTGCTTCATTTTTTAGTAGTATTACTACGTGTTCTGTTTATTATTGAAATAAATTTATCACCAGCAAATGTGCCAGCAAGACACACATCAATCTCATCTCCATCTTTCCAATTCACCTCACCATTCATTTTGGTGTGTTGCATTGCTATTGCAATCTTATCAATAACCTCTTGAGTTAATCTCATTATTCAAAAGTAGAGTCAGGTTCTAGAGCTATATAATAGCACAAATCACAATCTTTATTGGTAAATTTAGACAATAATTTTTGTGACACAACCACTTCATAAGTGCCTGGTAGAATCTTAATATTCTCAATTTTAAAATTGAAAGTAAACTTCTTGTCTGTCTCTCCAACTACAACAGAAAAATCATTTGAAGTATCATTCTTTTTATCTCTTACTAATAACTTAACCACACCTGCTTCACCTATGACTGCAAGATCAGGAAGTTGGTAGATACCTGCTGCCTTAAGCAATTTATCTAACTGTTGAGTGCTCAATTCAAATTTAACATCTTCAGTAGGAAGAGTAATCTCCTTATCTGGAGGAGTAATAATAACTTGAGGATCAGCAAAGAAATACTTAGATCTCATTTTACCTTCCCTGATGACTACATGACCATCATTCTCAAAATCCAACTCTGGACTTTGATGTAATCCTAATCCATTTAGGAATTGATTTAAATCATAGATACCAAAATCTTTTGGCAACTCTTCTTCTACTGTTGCTTCAGCTAGAATATTTTTCATCACACTAATAGTGCGTAACTTACTTCCTTGCTTAAACAGAATAGACTGATTAATTGTAGAAAAGTTTTTAAGAAGTGATAATGTATTATCAGAAAGTTTCATAGCCACGGGTCGTAGTTTCATTTAATTGCCCACTAAAATGGTAAAGTAGGAGTGAATAATGCAATGCTTTTAGTATATCACGTTTTGCTTGTCCCTTCTTATCATATCTGCTTAGATACTTAATAGCATTAGATCTACAAAATGATTCTGCATCTCCTACTGATTCAATAAGATCAAGTGTCTGAACATTATTTTCTTTAGAAGTATAGTGTCCATTATATGTTGTAGAAATATATTCTTGAAGTGCCTTAATAGACTCATCCTCTTTATATTTTCTAGGATTGTTTGATTCTATACCAGGTTTTGGTGTAGAAAAATGATGAGCAGCATTGTCATCATTATCTGCTAGAAAATTTTGAGCATGTGGCCATGTATCATCATAAACACCAGAAACATATTCTTGATTGATGGACATACCATCAGGTAGTTCTATGTTAGCAAAATCTATATTCTCATTACCAGTATCAATAGTGATGTTTTCAATTTTATCATCAATATTGAAGGAAACAAAATCACCCATTGATGCTGTAGAACCTGTACTAACAACTATATTGTCATCAGGTTCATTGGTTTTTACTGGAAAAGTTTCATTCATAGTCCCATAATATTCGTCATAAAGTAAGCTCCATGCATTAACCATAGCATTATTCCTCCACTTTGTCAATGTCTACATCAGCATCTACTTTATCATATAATTCAAGAAATGCTTGCTTTGTTTCATCATCAAATCTATTGGTGCATACCTTGATTGCTTTCAACTTATCATTAAAGATACTGTATGCTCTGATGATATGAACCAACCTTCTGGTTGATATGACCTCATCAATACCACCATCATAGAATGTTCTTCTGATGATATCTGCCCAGTCCACAAGGTGCTTGATGTACTTGTCATCATGACATCCAACACTAGCAGAGTGTAGTCTAAGAATCTTAGTCTCTATTGCTGGTGATGCATAGTCCTGCTCAAAGGTTACACAGAATCTTTCAAGAAATGCTTCATTCAATACATTAGTGCCAATGAATCTACCATCATCAGATCCCTTACCCTTAGTATTAGCAGTAGCAACAATATTGAAACCTGCTGCTGGTTGGACAAACTTACCAATCTTTTTAAGAAACAATCCTTTACCCTCTAGTACTGGTTGCAAACAAAGTATCTTGTTAGATGCAAGATCAACTTCATCTAGCAATAGAACTGCACCTCTTTCAAGTGCTTCAATAACAGGACCATTGTGCCATACAGTAGCACCATCAACCAATCTGAATCCACCAATAAGGTCATCCTCATCAGTTTCAATAGTGATGTTAACTCTGATCAACTCTCTACCTAATTGAGCACATGCTTGCTCTACACCAAAGGTCTTACCATTACCTGAGAGACCTGTGATAAATGTAGGATAGAACTGCTTAGACTTGATTATACTTTTTACATCATTGAATGGACCAAACTTAACAAAGGCATCATCTTGATCAGGAACTAAGTTTTGCTGCAATGCAGGTTCTACTGCAGGAGCACTAAATGATTTTTCAATAGTTTCTACTGCCTTGGTGGTAACTTCAAGATTCCACTTGCCTCTACCAACTTTATATTGTTCTATCTTCTTAGTGACAGTTTGATAAGCAATGTCATTTGCAGCACAGAATCCACGTACATCAGGAGCAGTGAACTCTTTACCATAGTTGCTTCTCAATCCATCAACAATTTGCTTTTCAGTCATTTTAATTTCAAACATAATGTAGTGGAGTGCCTTTCAATAAACATATTATAGAGTAAAAAAGGGGTCTTTAAACCCCCCATGTACCAGTTTGTTTATTGTCACGCGTCTGGAGAGATTTGAACTCCCGCCCATCTGATCCGTAGTCAGATGCTCTAATCCACTGAGCTACAGACGCATTTATATTCCTTGATCTTTTTGTCGTTGAAAAAACTCTTTCATAGATGATTGTAACTGACCATCATTTTCCTGTGGATCTAACTTATCATATCCCATAATTTTTTTCCACTTACCATACATTGCTTGCATACGCCATGACTGAGCAAGACTCTTAGGTCCATTTTCCAACAACTCAAGTTCTCTTGAATCACTTGAATATGCTTTATACTCCTCTCTCCAATTTGAATCATCATAAGTTTTATTCATAGGTGTAAGTTTTCCCCTTAATACGAGTGTCATTTTCTCCAGTTCTGCCTGGTCGCATTTTACCAAGCTTAATATTTTTTTTAGGCAGTCCTCCCTTTCTGGTTCTCTTCAAAGTAGCATCTCCACCACCCTTAGTTTGAGTTATAACAGCATCTTGTCCATACTTCTTCCCTAGTGATTTAACTGCTTTCTTGAACTTTCTCTTACCCATCTTACCAGAAGTTACAACATGACTTCTTTCTTTTACTTTTGTTTCTTTACCAGTCTTATCATCTTTCTCTGTGTATCTGCCAGTTACCTTAGTTGCACCTTTACCAAACTTACCACGTATATCCTTGTCTAATTTTTTAGCTCTTGATTTATTTTCTTTACTAGACTTGTCTGCTCTACTTCCAGAGAGAACTGCCACTCCTCCTTTATCGTGTTTGGATTTTATTCTGCTAAGACTACTCTCAGATACCTGAGAACATTCTAACATAAAATTTGAAAATGTCTTCATGCTACTAGTGAAACAAATTCTCCTAACACCTTTTTATTTAGCTTCTTAGTCTTTAGTGACTTAACAAATGCAGTCTTAATCTGTCCTTTTGTTGCACCTTCCTTAACTTCAAACTCAGTATCATCAGCAAGAGCACTAGATGAAAGACCAAAGTATGCATCATAACCACTGCTCTTGATAGTGAATGTCTTTAACTTTCTCCAATCCTTAAGGCACTTCTCATAGTCAGCAGGATCATCACAATATCTTCTTATAATATTACTTCCTTCTCTTACAGGAAGAACTCTAATACCTATAAAGTTGGATGAAGGAAACTTGTCTTGTAGATTATTAATAAGAACCTCAGTAAAGTTCCACCAAGAATAACCAAACCTATAGACCTTACCTAAGGATCTATCTCTTAAAGAACAACAAGAAGAATTAACAGCCTTTAGTCCCATCTTCCACTCATCAGAATTGAAGTAATCCTTTACCATAACATGATAAGGCATGGAATTTGCTTCACCATCAGTCAAGACAATACACTGTACCTTTTCTACATTATTCTCTTTCTGAAACTTAGGAAGAATTTGATGGAGACACATAAGTGCTTCATTCAATGGTGTTCCTGATAAGCATAACCTGGTAGGATAACTATATCTGCTACCATAGTAATTAGAAAATACACTAGCAATCCTCCATATATTCTTTAATTGATGCTCCAACTCATTATTTCTTACACTACTAGTAAAGAGATTCATTAAAGAAAAATCTTCTTCAACTCTAAAGTTATATTCTTGAGGTTCATATGGCAACTCATTATCTACTGGATTCCATTGACCAGTAGGATCTTGCTCTCTTCTCTTCCACTCATTAGTAAAAGCATATACATCAAATGGAATAGATACTTTCTTACAGAACCATATAAGATTATAAAGTTGCTTGACAGTATCAAGCATTTCTCTAGACATAGAACCAGACCAGTCAAGAACAAAGACTAGACCATGAT